ATACGATCCTCGATAAACACAGTGAGCCCAGCATGACCGGGCCTGCGTCGGCGATACAGTATGATGAAAGAACAGGGCTTTATTACGTTCCGCTCGGGAACTATTTCAAACGCGAAAACAAAGATGAGCCGGATGTCGGTTACGTAACATGGGACGGCAGCCTCGAAAACAACTTCAAAGAATTGGAGTTGTTACTTGATCAGCTATACATTCTGACTGAGATGGGACAGGCGTTTGCGGATGCTGGTGGAGACGCAGGAGATTCTTCCGGTACCGCTTTGAAGCTGCGCATGGTTTCCCCACGGATGAAAGCACAGCGCTTGGTCAGCCTTAACAACGCGGCGGTTAAAAGGATCATATATAACCTTGCGAAGTTGAATAACATTTCTATTGACGAAAATACGCTTACGATCCACTGGTCGGATGGCCTGCCGATTGATGAAAAGGAACAGATCGACATGCTGAAGAGCGCCACGGGAGACAAGCCGGTTATGAGCCAGTATACCGCCCTCAAAAAGCGGGGTCTGTCCGATACGGAAGTTGAGAAAGAGCTGAAGCAGATTCAAGATGAAGACGTCGAAACAGCCCCTCTGGTCCCGATAGACCGCACTGGAGCCGGGGATGAGGACGAAGGCGATGAAGAATGACCGTCCAAGAACGACTGATCAAATACTATCAAACGGCATTCAAACGGCTGCTGAAGAAGATCTCCGAGATGCCGGAGGGCGCAAGCTGGAAGCGATATTATAAGCGGCTGGTCGCCGAAATAGAGAAAGAGGTCGCTAAGCTGGATACCGCCGCAGCTAAGCAGCTGGTGGAACTGGTCAAAAAGACCTACACCGCCGCAGAAGCCAAGGCGCTGGCAGATATACAGGCTGGCCCGTTCGGAGGCCTCAACCGTAGCGCGATGCGTCTCATCGCTGAAAATGCTGTGGACGACCTTGTAGAGGCCAACCACTATTTCGGGCGGCATCTGGCGGATACCATTCGGCGGATCGGGTTGGATGCGATAGCGGAGAAGTTATCAACCGGGCAGACGATCCGCGAAGCCCGGCGGCGGATTATTGAGCGCCTACAGGCCAATGGCATGTCGACGGTCACCGGCGGATCCGGGCGCCAATATCGGCTGGACAGTTATGCGGAGCTGGTGGCCCGTACAACCACGCGCGAGGCAACCAACACCGCGACCACGTCGACCGGCGAGCAGCTGGGCTATGATCTGGTTAAGTTCAGTACGCACTATCCCACCTGCGAGGTATGCGCGCCGATACAGGGCCGGGTATTCAGCATCTCCGGAAAGGATAGGCGCTTCCCTGCCCTATCAGATGTGCCGGGCTTTGATAAAGGCTTTAAGACGATCCATCCAAACTGCCGGCACGTAGTTGTACTCACGGTTGAGGTGCTATGGACGGACGCGGAGCGCGAGAAGTATTTAGCGGACGCTAAGAAGCCGCTGCGCGGAGATACCCGCACCCAGCAGGAAGTCGATGCGTATAACGCTACGCAAGCCGAAAAGCGCGACCGGCGGCAGGATCGGCGCCAGTATGAAAAGTACAAGGCGGCGCTGAGCGACGACGCGCCGGGGAGCTTCAGCGCGTTTCGGGCGATTAAGCGGGCGAATGGCGATGCATGGGATGATCTTAAGAGGTTCTATAGGTATAAGATTGACAATCCCACCGCAATGAGGGTACACTACAATATATACCAAGAGTTAAAAGCTCAAGGAATACGGCGTGGCCAGGTGCTTCCGCCTGAAGAGATTGTGCCATACATTTTAGCGGATGGCGCCAGACCGTACCACGCAATGCAAAGGATGCAAGAGCGAAGCGTAACCGATGATGAGGTGCGCAGGTATGTTTCTGAAGCCGATGTAATGTTCAGCCAGTGGAAAGGCGCAAGAATAATGTATGTCAGCAGCGAAGGTGTGACAATTGTTGAGAAAAACGCTGCTGGAGACTGGATCGTCAAAACCACGTGGTCGCGGTTGGATTTTGATGAAGAGATGGAAGCGATCATCAAGGCGGTGAAAAAGTATGTCTAAGAATTTGGATTATGGAGCGGATCGGCATTGTCCTGCGTACGGGAAGGTTATTTCTGCTGACCTTTGTTATGATTCGCTCATGTGTTTAAATGGCACATTTGAGATCTCATCGACAAAGGAACTGGAGGAGATCCCGGACATTGAAGCAGCTCGGAAGCGATGCCGTAATTGTCCGTACAGTAAGTTATAGAAGCTTAGTAAAATCAGAGAAAAAGCCTTTCGGGGCTTTTTTATATTACCCAAAATCTTGCCTACCATGCCGGGCGCTTAACTGCATGGCCCCGCGAGTATCCGGAGTAGACCGGCCTTTAAATTAAATCTACGGGGAGAAAGGAAACCATGGACTTTTTGAAACCGGTACTGGGCGACGAGCTCTATGCCCAAGTGGAAGCTGCCCTGAAGGGCAATGACAAGATCAAGCTGGCGAACCTTGCCGACGGCGGGTATGTTGACGCAGGCAAGTTTAAAGCGGCGGACGACGCACGTTTGGCCGCAGAGGCTCGGGTTACAGAACTCGAGAAGATCGACACGGCGGCACTTCAGACGGACAACGAGAAGCTGAAGGGCGAGAACGCCGGGCTGCAGCTCGGGCGCAAGCTCGATGCTAAGCTGTATGCGGCACAGGCCAAGAACATCACCGCCGTTGGCGCTTTGCTCGACATGAGTAAGATCAGCATCGACGACAAGGGCAACCTCGTCGGCGCCGACGAGCAGATAACCGCGCTGAAGCAGGCCAATGCGTGGGCTTTCGGCGAAGCATCCGTGCCGGGTGCCGGTGGAAACCCGCCGCCGGTTGGTGGTGATGGTGGTGGCACTCAGAAATCCACGTGGGGCGCGGCAATCGAAGAACGCATCGCCCAGCAGTAAGACCAAAAATAAAAAGGAGATGAAGTTATGCTTACATTGGCAGATGCCAAGGCACTGTCGCAGGATAAGCTGACGGGACTCGTGATCGATGAGTTCCGGAAGTCCGGCCTGCTTGACATGCTGCCGTTTGACAATACCGTCCTGCCCCAGGGTGACGGTCAGACCCTCGCGTACGTATACAATCGCGTGACCACGCAGCCCACCGCTGCTCCGCGTGCGATCAACAGCGATTACGAAGCGCAGGAAACCAAGACGGAACAGATCACCGTGAACCTGAAGGTGTTCGGTGGTTCGTACAACCTCGACCGCGTCATCATCCAGCATGAGCGGCTGCGGACAAACCACATCCAGATGCAGTCGGAACAGAAGGTCAAGGCGACGCGGGCGCTGTTCCACGATATGGCCATCAACGGCGACAGCGGCGTGAACGCTACGCAGTTTGACGGCATTGATAAGGCGGTTGCGGGTGGCGCGACGGAGATCATTCCGTCGGCAGCGATCGACCTGTCCTCCTCCACTGCGATCGACAGCAACTGGAAGAAGTTCCTCGATGCGCTGCGTGATCTGGAAGCGTTGCTGGATGGATCTCCGACGCTGTGGCTCATGAACAAAGGCATGTACGCCAAGTTCCAGAGCGTCATGGATCGGGCTGGCATCAACCTCACCAGCAAGGCGAACTACGGCACCGAGGCAACTCAGTGGGGATCCGCGCTGGTGATGTCGTTGGGTGACAAGCCGGGTTCGTCTAATCCGATCATCCCGACGACTGCCGGCGAGACCTCGATCTACCCGGTGCGTCTTGGCCTGGACGGCGTTCACGGCGTAAGCCCCGAAGGCGACAAGCTGGTCGAGGTTTATCTGCCGGATATGAAGTCTTCGGATGCGGTCAAAACTGGTGCCGTTGAAATGGTTGCCGCTATGGCGATTAAGAACTCGAAATCGGCAGGCGTGCTGCGCAAGATCAAGATCGCGTAAGGGGGCGGCATGATGTATACCGTGAAGTCCCCTGCAGAGGGCTACAGCGGTACCTCTGCCGGCGTAAAGTTCACCGGCGGCGTCGGAAAGACTGATAATCCGAACGCTGCAGAGTGGCTGAAGCGCCACGGTTACGAGGTGACCGACGATAAGTCCGCTAAGCCTGACAAGGCTCCGGGGTCTAAGGCTCCGGAACCGGCTAAAGAACCGGATCCGCCCAAACCCAAGGCGGACAGCAAAAAAGGAGGAAAAGCCTGATGCCGAGGATCTACGCTCCCAACGAGGAGCATAACTACACGCCGGGCGACGTGGACTTTGTCAACGGCGCAGCGGCAGTGGCGGCGGATGCGGATACGGACTGGTTCGACGCCCAGGGCTACAGCATCGACAGCAGTAAGCACGTGCTGACGCTGCTTGATACGCTGACCCCCGCGCAGCTGCGCGAGCTGTGCGCGTGGCTTGGTATTACGATCGATCAGGGCGAGACTCCGGACACCAAACAGGTGCTGGTGCGCGCGATTGAGACAAGCCTCAGCGCAAAGTATATCGCAGCCGTAACGGTCGCGTCGACCGCGGGCGCCACGGAAGGAACGTCCGACATCGCGATCACCGGTGCGGGCACGTACAAGTACAAAACCGGAGCGACGACGGCTCCGGCGCTGCTGTACAAGGACGTGCCGGATGACACGTGGCTGGACATCGAAACGGGCGACGACATCGAGCCGATGACGTCCGGCGACGACAAGGTCACCGTGGTGAAGCTCGACGCTGACGGGTACGTCATCGGGCTGGGCAGCGACGACCTGACGCTCAACACGGGCACCTGATAAGGAGTGAGACACTATGACGCCGGGAGTTGATACATACATCACCGCCGCCGAGGCCGACGGGATCATCGGCAGCATGATGCTGTCGACCGACTCCCGGCGTATTGCCTGGGCGGCGTTGACCACAGGTGACAAAGAGGTTTACCTCCTGCAGGCTGCCATGTGGATTGACGCTTTGCCGCTGACAGGCCGCAAGCTGGAAATCGATCAGATAATGCAGTTCCCGCGGGACTTTCAGGACGTCGTGCCGGGCGCGGTAAAGCAGGCGCAGGCGCTGGAAGCCGTGGCAAGCATCGGCATGATCGAAGAGATGGCGAAGCGGAATCAACTGCGCGCTCAGGGGATCACTTCGTTCAGCGCTGGGAAGCTCTCCGAGCAGTACGGCGGCGGCTCCGCTTTCGGGCTGTTCAGCCCGCAGGCGGAACGACTGCTGCGGCGCTACCTGTTGGGAGGGGTGCCGTTTGCTTGAGCTGTTTGCAATGCAGGATATCGGATGGCGACACCGGACCGGGATCAAAGATAACGGCGCCGCGATATACTCCCCCGCGGCGCCGGAAGATCCCACGATAATCAAAGGCCGCGTCGAAGCGTCCCGCCGCCTCGTTCGGAATGAGAAGGGCGAGCAGGTGATCAGCCAAGCGTATGTCATGACTACCGCTTCTGTGGAATTGGGAGATGTGCTCGTTTGGCAAGGCCGGGAGTGGCCGGTGCTGACGGTTGATATCGCTACCGGCCTTTTGGGCGCGGAGCTGCACCGCGAGGTGTACTTCTGATGGCCAAGTGGGTGATCAAGACACCGGCGGATTATGAACGGGCATATCGGGCGATACAAGCCAAGATCACGAAGGTTGTCCGAAGTGTCCCTGAAGCTACTGCACGGGCTTTACTTGATGTGGCTATTGACTGGATCAGTCGGGCCGTGGAACGGGCGCCCGTGGAGTTCGGCGATCTTCGCGGCAGCGCGTATGTCACCATCAACGGAGAGCTTGTCGCCCACGGGAACGATGACGGTACCGTCACGGTGCTCAATACACAGTCCGTGCCGGCGGGTAATGCAATCACGATTGAGATCGGATTTACTGCGCCGTATGCGTTTGTCCAGCATGAGCACGTAGAGTTTGAGCATCCCTTAGGCGGAGAAGCCAAATATCTGGAGTCAGTGCTCATAGAGCGCGAACCGGCGTGGATCGAGCATCTGAAAAAATCTGCGGGAGACGCATTCGGAGGTGGTGTTTAATTGCTGTTTTCAGAGGATTTAAAAGCCTTTTTAACGGCTCGTGGATACTCAAACATTTTCCGCGATACCATGCCGGATGAGCCCCACGAGTGTATCGGGCTGTTTGTTTGGGACAATCCGAGACCCGGAGTCAACGTCGGCGCGAGCTGGCGCTATGTGCAGATACAGGCCCGCCGGCTTGATCCGGACGCCGCATGTGCTACGGTCGCGGAGATCTTAGAGCTGCTGGACAGCGGGCAAGGTGGTACAAAGATACAGCTGGCCGAAGGACGGGTATGCACGATCCGTCCGCGGCGCGGCCCTAAAAAGCTGGGCGGTGTAGACGCCAGCGGGCGCACCGTTTACTATATCGAACTGGCCTTTTGGGGCCTAAACAAAGCATAAAGGAAGGATGATAAAATGTCGAAAATCGCATTGGAAGGGTTCGGTGACGCGCGGCTTTGGCCGATTACGACGGACGACGCGACAACATTTGTGACCGGAACGATGGTACAGTTTGTCGGGGCGCGGAACCTTACCAAAGACGACACAGAGCGTGAATATGCAATCCCCGGCGACAACGTGATTTATGCCACCGGTACAGATTTTGCATATCAGGATATGGAGCTTGAGATCAACGAGCTGGATCTTCAGACGCTGTCGCAGTTGCGCGGCGGCACATATACCGAAGCGACTAAGCTCTATCAGCGCAAGAAGGGCGATAAAGCGATCCCGTTTGCGTTCGGATATTCCGCGCCGCTGGTTGACGGAGGGTTCCGCATGTGGAAACACATGAACTGTATCCTCATGAGCGTCAAGGCCGACCTGAAGACGAAAGACCCGAATACGGGAAAAGAAATCAATACGTACAAGGTCAAGATCCGCAACACCTACCGCACTGCGGATGAGATGATCGAGCAGATCGAAGATGGCGAGGATAATACCTGGCTCAATACGGTCGATCAATTGCCCGTCGGAGGCTGATCCGAGCTACTCTGGTTGAACAACGTCAGGGATGGGCATTTCCCATCCCTGACCATTTTGGAGGTTTGTTATGGCTATAAACATTTTCAATAAAAACGCGAGCGCAAATATCTCGATGCCAAAGCCCAAGCTTGTGCACGGTATTGAAGTCAAGAAGGTCCCGATCGGCGTCTACCTCGACGCCATGGGCGAGCTGGAAGGCCTGCCGATGGAGATCTTGCAGGAATTGTTTCCCGGAAAGAACATGACTGAGGTCATAGCGCAGCTCATGACGCTCACGGATGCCGGGCTGGCCAACGTCATTATGCGACTGCTCAAGGTGGCGCCGGAGTATATTATAACGGTGCTGGCCAAAATCTTGGGCGTCGACAAGGCAAGGATCAGGGACGGCCTTACGCCGAAGGAAGTCTGTGACGTGGCAAAAGAATACTGGAAGATGAACGACATGACCGATTTTTTCGCCAACGTGTCGGGGCTGATTCTGCCGATGCTGGAGAAGCTGCCGACACCGAACACTGGTTCCAAAAATGGATCGCCATTGCCGAAACCTTAGGCGTAAGCAAAAGGCAGCTCCTCGAGGAGTACTACCTCGACGAGTTTCTTCTGGTGTTGGATGCCTATAACGATATGCATAAGATCGACAAAGACAAAGTGGAAAAAGAAAAAGTAGTATACGTTCGGGCTGAGCAGTGGTAGAATGTGGGCATAAAGATAAGGAGGCACCATATGAAGCGAGCGTTGTTGATTATTTTATTTTCAGCGATAATGCTAACTACACTAATGGGATGCAATTGGCAAACACCATATATACCTGAACAGTCTTTATCTGCCGAGCAAAAGGAAGAAATTAAGAATATTCTGTTGACAATCGAAGTTTCATGGAGCGCAGATGTAAAATATAAACCAGAATATGCGGATCAATTTGAAAATCGTGAATTGGCTCAGCACGTGCTTGACGGATTTAAGAATGCGATAAGATGGTATAAAATTATCAAAGATAATTTATACGAATACTCGGACGGGACTGTACGGATTGGTTTTAATGCACAATTAGCCTATGAGCCCGGTTGGACAGTTGTAAATATGAATATTGTTGATGATAGGGAGCCTGGTGTAACCTACTATATTGATGCAATGGATGATTACAAATCGGATTATCGATTTGATGACAGAAAAGGTTTGAATAATTTTGAAGTATACTTAATTGATCTACTTGAAAATATTTCATCTGATTTCTGGAGTGTTGGTTACTGGAGTGATCGCCGAATAAGTATAGAAGAATCCATGCGAGAAGCTCAAGAGCAAAATGAACGTTTAGGGATTACAGCTGAACTATTAACCGAAAACCAGAAGACAGAATATAGTATATGCCAAAACATCGGGTTAGACATACAAATACTTGAAGATGACCTGATAGAGTTAGCAAGTTACTTTAGCATATCTTAAAATATCGTTAGTTGCAAAGAGTATGTGGGAAAAGCATCTCGCTTGGGATGCTTTTTTAGTTTGCAAAAATTGAGGTGATGGGCATTGACTGAAGAATTAAAATTTGTACTGAGTACCGAGGCGCAAGGCGCCGAAGATGCCCAGCAACGCTCTACCCGCGCAATTCAGCAGGTAGGCAGGGTATTTACCGCGATACGCGAAAATGTCAGACAAACGGCTTCTGACACTAATTCATCGATGAATGCCATCAAGCAACAAGTAACCACCACCGCGAATGAAATAAGCAATAGGTATAATACCTTATCGCTTACTCAGCTTCAAAATGAATTTGTCAAACTCGAAGAAAAGATCAGGTTACAGGAGACAGCGCTTCGACAGACGGAGCAGGAATTTGAAGAGTTTTCACAATGGAACCAGCGCTTTAATGGTGATGCATATACCGGATGGTTGGCAGAGCTTGGCGATAAGGCAAATCAGGCGGAGGATGACCTTATTGCATTAAAAGATACACAGGCTCAGGTTGCGGCGGCAATTAACGTTAAAATTCAAGGCCAGCAGGAAACTGATCAGCTTAATGCGCAACTTAAGGAGACAAAGCAGCAGTCGGCGCAAGCGCGTATGGGACTGGATTCAGTCGCCAACGGGTTATCGATAGTAGGCCGTGCAAGCGGAGGAACTGTTAGCCAGATTACGGGCCTGATTCAGGAGGTGCGTTTTCTAAAACAAGGTTTCACGGCCACTGCAGCGACTGCAGGTGCATCCGCAGCTATTATATCAACGGCTTTTGGCGTGGCAGGGGTTGTCATCATGGCCATTATGGCGGTTATCAATGCTGTGGTTGCAGCCACTGAAAAAGAAAAGGAAAAACTCAAAGAAGCCCGTCAGGAGATTGATGATCTTCGCAGCAATACCCAAGGTGCATCGGAGCTGGTATCCGAGTATGAAGAACTCAGTAAAAAAATCGTCAAATCAGCAGATGATACGCAGCGTATGCTTGAGATCCGCGCCGAATTGGTAGAGACCTATGGGTTTGCAGTAGGCGCAGTTAGCGATGAAGGGATATTATTATCCGGAAATCTGGATATTATGAAGGAACAGCTCAAGGTTTCCCAAGAACTGTTGCTTGCAAAATTACAGGAATCACAGCCCGAAAATGAAGATTCGTTTGATAAAAATTTCAGCGATTATATATCCAAGACTCAGGAGCTGGCAAAGCTTAAAGAAAATCTTGCCATGGAACAAAAATATCTTGAAGATATGCTGGCAAACCCGACATCCTATGGCACGAATCTCGGCGATATGGTAACAGCCAGCTCCATAGCTATTGCCATGTTAGAATCGAGTATAGATTCGGCTGAAACAAAACTTGATGAAGCTCAAAAAGAGGTGCGCGAATCTGTAAAGTCGATATTTCAGGTGATGATATTAACGGCGCAAGCAGAAGGTAAAGAAGTACCCGAGCCACTGCAAATGGCAATATCTAAAGCATTAAACCAAGCGATCGCTCAAGCCTTTAAAGAAAACATCGCCTTTACTGCTGAACAAGCTGAATTGTTAATTCAAAGCATGATTGATGCATTTTATGCAGTTTCCTCAGGTGTTGTTTCCTCTTCAGTGCCGGCAATCGAAAGTTTTCGGCAATCAATGATTGCGGCCTTGACCAGTACTGAAGGAATCGATGATGCTGCGGCGCAGAACCTTGCTAACAGTATCATGAACGCGCTGATCGGCGACAACGCCGAGAACGAAGCTATTTTTTCTCGGCTCGATGAACTCAGAGAACGCATCTGGAACGGGCTTGCCACCGCAGATGAAATTGAGGAATATGATAATCTGGTAGCTATAATAGGCGAGTTGTTTATCGCTGCACAGGAAGCGGCAAACCAAGCTATTGAGGACGGAGTACCCGGTGCCAAGCAGGCTAAGGTTGCGCTTTCTGCGCTTGCATCAGAATATATCACCTCTTCAGAGGTTCTTACGGCTCAATCGGCTGCGGCCAAGGCAGCGTCAATGTCCTTGGAAGATGTGGCGGACAGTCTAAGGTCGGTGGCACGCGGGTATGAAAATGTAGCGGATGCAATAAAGGAAGTCGCCCGTCTAAAAGGTGCTGTACAGGCCATTTTAGACTACAACTCGGGTGTAGACCAGTCTGCTGAGGCTGCGGAACGCGCAGCAAAAGCTCGAAAGTATTTGGCTCAACAGTATGGGGTTGAAGAAGAAGCCGTTGATGACATGATTCCCAGTATTCAGGACGAGATAGAGCTGAAGGAAACGTTGGCACTGCTGGATTATGAGGTCGCGGTAGCAGCCGTGTATGCGGCTAAGGCACAAATACTGGCCATGCTGGCTGCTCGCACGATCACTCAGGAAGAAGGATGGAAAATTATCGATGTACTCAATACCATCATTGAAAAACTAAATGAGATCGGGAGTGTGAGTATAAGTGGCGATAGCGTTAATGCATCGGATGATTATTCCACGCCAACCGTACGAACATCTGGTGGCGGCGGTTCTCGAACAAACAAGGCGCTGGAAAAGCAGATGGACCTCATCGAGCACAAAAAGGCGCTTGATCAGTTGACAACCGCTGAAGAGATCGCACTTCTGGAAAAGGCGCTGGCCAAATACGCAAAGACGACAGCAGAAAAAGAAGATCTCACCGAAAAATTATACGACCTCCGAAAGCAAAAGGCTGAGGATGATCTGGAGTATCAGAAGGCCATGGACCAGTTGACGCTGCGCGAAGAAATCGCCGCAGTTGAGGCTATGATTGCGACATACAAGGAAGGGACACAGGCCCGCCGCGAGCTTGAGACGGAACTCTACCAGCTGAAGCGACAGCTGGAGCGGCAGGAGTATGATCTGGCGGTCTATTATGGCCAACTCACCCTAGAAGAACAAGAGGCCGCGGTTCGCGCCATGATCGAGACTTATGAAGAAGGTGTCGAGGCACGGATCGACCTCGAAAAAGAACTGTACGATATTCAGCAGCAGATCCGCCAGCGGGATATTGATCGGCTCAACAACCTCATCGATGCTGTGATCTCTTCGCTGCGCGCCCGGTATGACGCCCAGCGGGAGGCTGAAAAGGACACGCTGGAGGCGTCGATTAAGGCTTGGAAGGACTGGGGGAATGAGCAGGTTGATGCGATCCAGCGGCAGATCGACGCGTTGGATGAGCTCACTCAGGAAGAAGATGACGCCGAGGTCGAAGCGGCTAAGCGGCGGAAGATAAGCATGTTGGAGCAGGCGCTCCTGTATGAGCAGGACGCCTATAACCGCCGCAAGCTGCAGGAGCAGCTGGCCGCCGCACAGGCTGATCTCGACGACTGGCTTAAGGAGCAGGAGCGCGAAGCAGCAAAAAAAGCGCTGCAGGCGCAGATCGACCAGATTAACGAGACCGTAGATACACAAACTGACGCGCTCGAAGAACAGCTCGATGCAGTAGATGATTACTATGATCAGCTCACTGAAGAGCAGCGGCTGCAGGCCGAAGCCCAGCAGCTGCTCATGCAGAGCAGCCAAGAGGATATCATTGCTCTGCTGGCGTCTTTTGCGCCTGAGTATAATGCGACTGGCCAGACATTGGGCGAGCAGTTCTATGACGGCTTTATGTCTCAGGTCGGGAGTATCGAGGAGTGGTTTCAGGGCCTTATAGCTGGATTATCATCCAATGTTACGAACTATCTTCAGCAGATGGCCGGCGTAGCGAATAGCGCGGCGAATCAGTATGCCGCGAGCAGTGGAGCAACAACGACGACAACTGACAGCTACAACAATACCAAGACGGTCAGCCCGGTGATTAATATTAACATCACGGCTACAGGAGCTGACGGAGGCATGACGCCGTCCGAGCGGCAGGAAATGATAGATGACATCGTCGCCGCGTTGTCGGATATGTGAGGTGGTTTGATGCGGCAAAGCATACGGTATATCAACCCAAAGGGTAATGCGGCGATCATCAGCGAGGACTCGCCGTATTTATTTGAATCGATCGACGGTACCGGCTCCGGTGATGTGCAGCAAAGCACTTCGGAGCCTGCGGATCTGGACGGGGAGCAGCTTGAGGATGTGAGTATTGGACCACGCGAGGTTACGGTAAAGTTTCATATTTCCGGAGCGACGCAGAAGATTCTTTACGAAAAGCGCCGGGAAATCCTCACGCTCCTCGATCCGTACTGGAACAAAGGCGGTGTACTAGGCCGGTTGGAGTACACAAATGAGAATGGCACCGTATGGATCCCGGCGGCGGTTAAAAAAGGTCCCCAGATTTTTGAACGTGTTGCGGACTTTTTTAAATCTGAGCAGGTGGTGTTTTTCTGCCCGGACTCCAACTGGCGCGGGATGACATATAACCGCATCCGCCTTGCATACTTGGGCGGCGGCATGCGGTTTCCCCTGCGGCTCGGTGCGGTGCGCTTCGGCGCGCGCGGGTACCAAGCCACGATCTACAACCTTGGCAACAGGCCCTCGCATATCGAAATGGACATCACAGGGCCGGCTACGCGTCCGGAGGTCATCAAGGTCCGCACCGGCGAATATATACGGCTGCGGGCAGATAAGACGCTGCAGGAAGGCGATACGCTGCACGTCGATACGACGCCCGGCCAGCCCAGCCTAACGATTACCCACAGCAACGGCATAACGGAAGACGCCATCGGCTATCTTGACATCGGATCGTCGAAGTTATTTTTGTGTGATCCGGGCGAAAACCTGCTGCAGTATGTGTCCGGCGACGACGGGCAGACATCCACCGTCACGGTGGCCACGCTGCCCTGGTGGGGAGGCTGGTAATATGCCGATATTGCGGGTGCAGGCGCTGGATTTTACACCGCTGGCGTATATCGACAGTTGCACGTCCATCCAGTGGACGCGTAAGCTTTGGGAGATCGGCACCTTTGAAGTCCACTGCAGCCTGAATAAAAAAGGCGCTGATCAGCTCATTGACGACAAGATCGTATTCTTTGACGCCCATCGGGCAGGGATCATCACATCCTTTTTGATGGAAAAAACGAAGGCACGAAAAAAAATCATCGCAAAAGGCCGGGAGCTGAAGGATTTGTGCCGTTGGCGTGGTACCGTGCCCGGCCAGCTTGAAGAGACGCAGTTTTTCGGATATGACCGGTATCCGGCTGCGGGTGATCCGGATGCACCTATTGAGAGCGTCATGAAGCATTTTGCGGATCGGCATATGATTAATCCGGATGATGCGAATCGGGCGCTGGCCAATATTGTGATCGCGCCGGATCAGGCGCGCGGCACGGCCACACGATGGTCAAGCCGGTTTGCTTCCCTATCCGATTCATATAAGAAAATCGGAGAGACATATGGCGTCGGTTACGAAATGTACATCGACGTTGATAATAGCCGGTATGTTTTTGATACTGTCCATGGTAATGATCATACGGCCAGCAGCTCCAGCCCGGTTGTGTTCTCAACCGCATGGAGCAACATCGCAACGCTGAAGTACGGCGTAGATAAGAGTAAATATTATAATGCTGCTTACCTGGGCGGCGCAGGAGAAGATGAAGCTCGGCTGATCCAAGTGGTCTACGAAAACGACGAGGTCAAAACCGGATATGACCGCCGCGAAATTTTTATCGACTGTGGCAGCATCGACAACATCGACGATCTGAAATATGAGGGCGCATACAAGCTGCAGGCTTATGTTGTGGTGAGGACGTTGACGGGTGATGTGGTACCGCTCGGGCCGTATGTCTACAGGCAGCATTGGGATCTCGGTGACTTTGTGACCCTCAAGAGTGAGGATTTTGGTGTGGAGCTGGATGTCCAGATCACTGAGGTCAAGGAAGTTTATGAGCGCGGGAAGATCAAGGTTATCCCGACGTTTGGCAAGCGCCATAGGAACATCATCTATGATGAAATACGACAGACAGGAGCGGTGAGATAAATGGCACAGGAAGTAAGTCGTTTTTGGGATTACGACGAGGTAAGAAATAATGAATATCAGGCGGATGAGCTGGCCGAAGTTCTCCGTACGTGCTTTTTTGATGGTGTGCCGGAGCTGGGAACCAACCTGCAGGTATACGCGGATGACAGCGGTATGCAAGTCAAGCTGGACTATGGTTATGCCATAATTCAGGGGACATTATATAAGCTGGCAGACGATAGCAGCGGGGTTCTGACTAAGGGCGTGGCTTCCGCCCACGCATCGCAGACCCGCATTGACCGAATCATCCTGCGGCGTGATAAATCCGCTGCGGTGGCAAGCGTAATCGCGGTCTATCTGCCCGGAACGCCCTCCGCAAGCCCCCAGCCTCCCGCTTTGACACGCGAAGGGAATATTTACGAGCTTTCACTTGCGCAGTTTGCTGTGACTCCAGGCACACTCAGCATCACCGCCGCGATGATCATCGATGAGCGAGATGATAACGATCTGTGCGGGCTTTGTGAAAACAGGGTGACTCGGGATCGCTTGGACGCGATGGCTGCCGCTCTCGCTGAAAAAGCAAATATCAGCCATACGCAAGCAATGAGCACCATCACTGGGCTGGCTGATGCGCTCGCTGGTAAAGCCGATGCTGCAGCCACAGAGACAGCCTTGGCTGGTAAAGCTTCAACCTCTCATACCCAAGCAATAGATACTATTACTGGACTTGTCACGGCGCTGGCCGGGAAGCTGTCCACCGCAGATGGTGCGGTTGGAGCTAATAACCTTGGCGTCATACAGACGTTTAAACTGGATACGGGAGACACAATTACTTATAACCCGACAACCAATCAGGTTTTTCTTAATATAAGCGGGTGCACGTCGGTTCAGTTAGCCCCGATCGTATTCGGTACGAGTGCGCCGCCGCCCGCCGGAACTTATCCGAAAGGAACGGTGTATTTTCAACATGAAGAGTAAAAAAAAGTTGTATGTGTTAGTGGTAGTGATATGCATTTGTTTGATGGCCATCATTTGCAAGATGGACGCGTTCAGAACTGATGAGGAGGAATGGGGCGAAATGGCAACAAAGAAGTTGGTCGCATACAAAGATACGAGCTTCAATAGTAATTCACCGGATTCGAATTATTACGGAACATTTCAAAACATTTTTTGCGGTGTGATCAATACCGTAAGCGTTAAATCGCGCATGGCAATAGGATTTCCAATAGATCAAATCCCGGCAGGGTCGCAAATCACGGGAGCAACGTTATATTTCTACAAAGATGACGATATTACATATTTGTCCGATCTTGTATTCGATCTTTATAGGATAACGGGCGCATGGGATGAATCAACGGCAACATGGAATAATCCGCCGGCGATCGAAGAAACGCCAACGATCGCGGGACTTGTGTGCGAGGCCACAGGAGTAAATGCTTGGAAATCATATGATATAACTACACTATTTGCGGAAATGTTTGCAAACGGGAACGATTCGATCTTGTTCAGAGCACAGAACGAAAGTGCGGTTAATTCATCGCGTTCTATATTTACGCGGGAATGGTCAACGGATTATTGTGCATATATCGATGTGACATATATTCCACCAGCGAAGATAGCGGCATCACAGGGCGCTATCAATAAAAGCATAATAGCGATGAAGATCGCGCCGGTGGAAGGATTGATTAACAAAACGATCTTGGGCGCCAAAATTGCACCGCAGCAGGGGGCAATCAATAAAACTATTTTTTGACTAGAGGAGGTGAATTTTAATGCCGTTTGATGAGGCTTTAAAGCATATTAAAAACGGACACAGAGTAGCACGGACAGGCTGGAATACAAAAGGGATGTGGGCTGCACTACAGCGTCCATCCACATTCAGCAAAATGACGCTGCCATATATCTACATGAAAACCGCTAAAGGCGACTATGCGCCATGGACGCCAACCCAGTGCGATATCTTGGCTGAAGACTGGCGCTTAGTATAATAACGATAAGGAGTACATGATGGATCAGTATATTGGAGTAAAGTTAGTTAAAGCCATGGCCATGGATTTGATTGGCGCGGAAGGACTGCTTGGCCGAAAAATATCGCCGGACAACGAGGATGGTTATCTGGTCGAGTACGAGGATGGGTATAAGTCGTGGTCGCCGAAGGATGCGTTCGATAAAGCGTATCGCCGCACGAGCGGTATGACATTCGGCCACGCGATTGAGGCAATGAAGGGCGGGAACCCGGTGGCACGGGCAGGCTGGAATGGTAAGGGTATGTTTATCATATATATGCCGCCGTTGTATCTTCCGCCTTACAACACGGCAGATACGGCTCGTAAGGTGAATGATCGCACCGCAAAGTGGATTGGTGAGGATACTCCACTCGATAGTCAGGGATATTTCGCCATGTTCACCGCGCAGAGGAAATGGCAGCCGGGCTGGCTCGCAAGTCAAGCGGATATGCTGGCTGAGGACTGGTATATAGTCGACTGACGGCTGAAAGGAGAACGTCATGGCACTCGAGGAGGGCCGTTTTTTTATTGGCTCAATGACGGATAAACGATTCGAGGCAGACGGATTGGCCGAGTACTGCCGCCGCTTTCTATCCTCTGGCGTATGGGCACTGGATACGAACCTACAGGTTACACCCGGCGGTGGCATGACCGTGATTATAGGCTATGGAGCTGCGCTGGTCGATGGGTACCCGTATCGTATACGGGATAACGGCACCGGGCAGCTCATATTGACATTGGAGAATGCAGACGGCACCAATCCGCGTATCGATCGCGTAGTAATTCGCAAGGATCCGGCTACGCTGCGGATCAGCGCATACATCAAGACGGGTACGCCTTCAACAGAGCCAGAGGCCGCTTCCATGGAGCGCATGGACGAGATCTATGAGATCAGCTTGGCGCGGTTATCAGTTGCCGCCGGAGCGACAGAGATCACTGCAGAGGACGTCACCGACGAACGAGATGATGCGGACGTATGCGGTATGATATCAAGTACAATAGGAGGTGAACAGGACGAAATAGTAGCAGCGGCTGTTTCGGCTTGTAAAGAAGCTCTCTATCCAATAGGAAGTTTATACTATAATGCAGCGGATAATACAAATCCTGAAACACTTTTAGGCTTCGGGACATGGATCGCATTTGGCGCAGGCCGGGTTCCGGTAGGCTTTGCAAGTGGTGATCCGACATTCGGGACAATTGGGGCAACACCGGGCGAAAAAACGCATATCATTCTATCTACAGAAATGCCCGCACATGCTCACACGATGAATAGCCATGGACACGGCAATAATTTTTCGATCGGTGGCGGGCGGCATTTTCACAAGCTGTATTGGCCAAGCACGCCAAAATACATTTCGCTTTCCGGATCAAATGGCGGCGGCGCATATCAGTCAAGCGGATATTCAACCGGATATTCCAGCACAGGTGTTTATGATGAAAGTTTGATTGCCGCAGCTGAAACGGCGGACGGGTGGAATTCTGACCATGTACATACCCTGGGCGGCGGAGTATCCAATGCGCAGTCTAGCATGCAAAACGCAGGCGGTGGCAATGCTCATAACAACATTCAACCGTCTATCGTCGTTTATATCTGGAAGCGAACAGCCTAGAAAATTATCAGTCAATAGGCGCTATAAGGCGCTTGTTATATTACACTTAAGGAGGATAAAAAGGTGAAAAAGATGGTTGTGTTGCTGCTGACCATGCTGCTGTTGGTGCTCATGTTTGTGCCCACAGTCGCGCTGGCGGCAGACGAAAGCGCGGCGGCGGTGCCGTCGATGGATGTGATCATGGCCAAGATGGCGGAAGCGATAGCCGTATTTTTTGTTATGTGGATACTGGCAATGGTCATCGAGAGGATTATTGAATTGATCAAGGCAAAACTCGCACCGAAAAAAGCTTCTAACCTGATATGGTTCTCGATTACAAGCGCGATCGGTATTTTGATTTGCGTACCTTCAGGACTTAATATGCTTGGTTTTTTGGGGCTTAACGGTATCGTTGTGGAGTATACATTCAGGATATTTACGGGTATTGCCATTGGAGCTGGATCCGGATTCGTCCACTCGCTGCAGACCAAAATGAATGAGAGTAAGACCTATGCAACGACAGT